CTGAACTCGTAGAACAGCGCCTCTTGCAGCACCGTCCGCTCGCCCATCATCAGCCTGCCCTCCAACCCCAAGAGCATTGAATCAGGACTTCACCACCTCAGCAACACCGACTTCTTCAACACAATCGACCCATAGCCGACGCGCTTCACCCGTCCTTCAATACCCGAACTGCTCCCTTAAAATCCGCTCGTCCAGACTGTGGCCGGGGTCGTGCAGCATGACGAGGTCGACGTCGCGGTCGATTTCGATCGAGACCGAGACGACGTTCTCGATCTGGGTGTGGTCGGCTACCGCGCTGACCGGGCGCTTGGCCGGCTCCAGCACCTCGATCGTCACCTTCGCCTGGTCGGGCAGGAGCGCGCCGCGCCAGCGCCTTGGCCGGAAGGCCGAGATCGGCGTCAGCGCCAGCAGGGGCGCGTCGAGCGGCAGGATCGGGCCGTTGGCGGAGAGGTTGTAGGCGGTCGAGCCCGCCGGCGTCGCCAGCAATACGCCGTCGGCCATGAGTTCCGTCAGCCTGACCTGCCCGTCGACCGAGATGCGCAGCTTGGCTGCCTGATAGGACCGGCGCAGCAGCGAGACCTCGTTGATCGCCTTGGCGTGGACCTCGCTGCCGCTCTGGTCGACGGCATGCATCGAGAGCGGGTGGACGACGCTGCGCTGCGCCGCCTCCAGGCGCCGGCTCAGGCCGCGCTCGCGAAATTCGTTCATCAGGAAGCCGACCGTGCCGCGATTCATGCCGTAGATCGGCGTGCCGGTACCGAGGAAGCGATGCAGCGTCTGCAGCATCAAACCGTCGCCGCCGAGGGCGACGATGACGTCGGCGACCGCCGGATCGGCATCGCCATAGCGGTCGGCGAGTTTTGCCAGCGCCGCCTGTGCTTCCGGCGTCTCGCTGGCGATGAAGGCAATGGCTTTGAAACGCTCGGTCATCGCGGGCCCTGGATCCAAAGCGCCAGAAGGAGGAGGCCGTGCTTAGCACGTATGGCGCGGGGCCTGCGAGACGCTGGTGGCGCAAAAAAGGCCGGGGGTTTGCCCCGGCCTTTGGGATCGGCAGATGGCGGTCTTCAGATCGCAGTCGTCCACTGCACCGGGATCAGCTCGAAGCCGTTGCCCGATTTGGCGATGTGGCCGGTGGCCGGGAAGGGCGCGTGGTAGAAGGCGACCTGCATCTTCTCGGCCGAGACCATGTCGAGCAGCTTCTTGCGCGTCGCGGCCGCCTGCGGGCCGTCCATGTCGAACACCGCCGACCATTCCGGGTTGCGCACGAACAGCGCCGGGTGGTTGGTCGTGTCGGACATGATCATCAGCTTGCCGCTGCCCGAAGACACGGCGAAGGCGGTGTGGCCAGGCGTGTGGCCGGGCGCGGCAACGGCGGTGATCCCAGGCAGCACCTCCTTGCCCGGCTCGTACTGCTTCACGTCCTTGGCGACGGGACCGAAGACGCGGCGGACGCCGGCGAAAGCGCCCTTCATGGCCTCGGGCGCGGCGCTCATCCTGGCGTCGTCCATCCAGAAGGCCCACTCGGCCGCAGGCACCATGGCCTCGGCATTGGGGAACACCGCCGTGCCGTCCTTGAGCCGGAAGCCGTTGATGTGGTCGCCGTGGAAATGGCTGAAGACGACGCTGGTGACGTCTTTCGGGTCGAGACCGGCGGCCTTGAAGTTGGTCATCCAGGTGCCCGAGGTCGGGGCGCCGGAATCGCCATTGCCGGTATCGATCAAAGAGAGCTTGCCACCCTGCTGGATCGCCAGCGTGGTGAAGGTGATGTTGAGCGCATCGCTCGGCAGGAAAGCTTGCTCCATGGCTTTCTTCACGTCGGCGAGTTCGGCATTGCGGACAAGGCCTTCGAGAGGGCGCTTGCCGAAACCGTCATTGATGGCGGTCAGGGTAATGTCGCCGATCTTGTAGCGATAGAAACCGGGGGCTTGGGTCACGGCTGGTCCTTGCGCATGGGCCGGACGGAGGCCGGCGGTCGGGTCGAATGAAGCTGTTGCGGCGAGAGCGCCGGCTCCGGCGATGACGGTGCGGCGCGATGGTTGGAAGCGGGTCATGGGTGTTCCTCCTCGGCTGCGTTCAGCCCGGCTCGAACCTAGAGGGTGATTTTATGACGCGTTCAACCATGTCGTAATGTCCTATGGTCAACTTTGCGTGATCGTCTCTGGCGGCCGCCGAGATGGCTGGCCGATATCGCCTTACGACGAGGTCTCGCGCTTCGCAAAGGCGCGCAACATGGCCGCGCAAAGCGCCAGAGAACCGATGACCCCGTTGCCGGAGCATTCCGCGACCATGGCCTGGAACGCCGCCGCATCCTCGCCGATCAGGCATTGCAGGCTCCAGTTCCAGCCAGGAGCTTTCTGGCGCAGGATGCCGACCGCGACGTCGATGTCGCCGCTGACCAGGCCCAGTGCTTTCCAGAGCGCACCCTGCTGGTAGATGCCTCCGGGCGGGGCGCGGCGGCTGACCAGATGGGTCGGCTTGCGCCGCACGGTATAGCCGAGCGCTTCGTAGATATCGGCATCGAGCGCGCGATCGGGCTTCTGCGCGGTTTCGCAGCGCTCGGCCAAGGCCAGAAGATTTGCGGTCTTGTCCTCTTCCATCGCTTCTTGTCCGACCTTTGGCCGCGTTATGACCGTCGCACAAAGGTCCCTGACGCGATCGTCCAGGGCTATACCGCGTTGTCCAGCGATCCGGCAAGAACGGCGGGCGGTCCGAGGCTGGGCCGCACGACATCCACGCGGCCGGGGCTGGCGAGGCTGTAGCGGCGATACAGCGCACAGAAGGCCAGGGTCAGGGCGCAGGCGCCGAACGGGATATGGGCCTTGATGAATGTAGCCTGGGCGAAAGGCGCGACCACAAGCGCAGCGACGGCGGCCAGCTCCAGCCCGTCCCATCCTGTGCGCCAGGCCCGGGCGAGCAGCGGGATGACGGCCAGGACGAGAACGGGCGTGTCATAGGACAGGGCGTATGGGGTGGCGAGCAGCATCCCCGTGGCCAGCAGGGCCATGCGCAGGTCGAGCCGGCCGTCGGTCCTGCGCTTGGCGGCCCTGCCAGAAGACGCTCGTCACCACCGCGGCGACCGCGATGCTGATGGCGGCCTGCATCAACGCTGCCAGCCATGCAGGCGCAGCCGCAGCGTCAAGCGAGACATAGGGGCCCAGGGCCAGTTGCCGGACGCCGGCGTAACCGGCGCTGATGAAGGCTCCGAACAGCTGGGTCATCGCCAGATAGTCGGCCCAGATCGTGACGCCCAGCCATAGACCGGCCTGCAATTCGCCGATGTATTTGGCGATGCTGAAGTCGGTCTGCGCGACCAAGAAAAGGGCGAGCAGTAGCATCAGCCGTCTTTGCAGGGCGCTCATGCGCGGACCATAGCCTTGTGGGCTTACTGCTCGCTTAATCGGGTCTCGCCTATGCGGACCCGGCGTTCGATGGGCGGTAAATTGACATCAGCGTGGTTCAGGATTGGAGACCGTTGCCAGCCAACTGCCGCGTCGGAACCCCGAGGGCTTCCGCGGCACCGTATTGATCGGCTGCGAGCAGGCCATCGAGCCCGTGGACAGGAGCGCGATCGCGTTCCACGCAGAGCAGCCGGCCAGCGACGCTCCACGCTGCGAGCGCCAGCGCAGCGCCTGCGATCACGTCGACGATGTAGTGGCTGCCCTCGATCGGGATCGCCACCAGCATCAACCCATTCAAAACGAAGGCGGGCCAGCGCAGATACGGAACTGCCGAAAAGGCGAGGATCAGGACTACCGCCGAGACAGTGTGGAAGCTCGGAAATGTGACGAGGCCCTGGGCGCCGCTGAGATCGATCATCCTCAAGCTGCCATCGCGGAGCGCGCGCGCCTGGTCCTGAAACTCCATCGGCACGGCGAGGACGATGTTGGGGTGGTCTGACGGCGTTATGCCGAGATGCACGATCGGGCTGAGCGCAGGCATGGCCGTCGCGATCGCCACTGTCACGACCGCCGCGATGCCATAGCTGAGCAGATAGCGATCGAGGCAATGATAGGCACGCACTGCCGCCAATGCGACTACGAGGAAGACCGTTTGTGGCAGCATCGAATGGTAGGCCACGACCAGGATCTGATGGATCCGGGGATGCGCGTCCAGCACGCCAAGCCAGTAGCGCCAGTCGAAGCCGAGCATCTGGTCGGCAGCGTGCAGCCAATCATCGCGCAGCGGCATCGCAAGGGTGGCGCCGCTGTAAGACAGGGACCCGATCATGAAGACCAGCAGGCAAAGCTCCGCCATGCCGCGAGCCAGACGCGCGAGACGTGCATCGGGCCGTAGTCGCGTGTAGACGGCGCTTATAGCGAGAAGCCCGGCAACAACGGCGAGAAGGGCCAATAGCTCGAGCCCCTTGAGGCCCACGCCCGTCGCGGCCCATACCACCAGACTGAACGCGGAGATCGTCAAGATCAGCGTCCAGAGCGCTCTTGAAGGCGCCGCGCTATTGTCCATCCAGCCAGATTCTCCGCTGTCCCGCCAGGCGCGACCTTAAGACCAACGAGTTCAACACTTCGTTGATGGAATGCAGGAAAATCCAGGCGTACCGGGAGCAAAGTCAGTTCCGGCAAAGGCGGGGCGTGAGCTCTGGAAAACAGGTGGTGCCGGCGGAGAGGATCGAACTCCCGACCTTCGGTTTACAAAACCGCTGCACTACCGCTGTGCTACGCCGGCGTCCCACTGTGCCGATGCGGTTACCAGCCGATCGCGACGAGAGCAAGGTCAACGGCCAGCCATCAAAAGAAAAGCCCCGCCTGAGGGCGGGGCTTCCGTGCCGGGGCGCGAGGGCCGGCGGCGGTGGCGATTACGACTTGTAGATGTCGCGATCCTTGGTCTCGGGCAGGAAGATCAGGCCGACGACGAACGTCATCAGCGCGATCGTCACCGGGTACCAGAGGCCGGAATAGATGTCGCCGGTCGAGGCCACGATGGCAAACATGGTCGGAGGCAGGAAGCCGCCGAACCAGCCATTGCCGATGTGGTAGGGCAGCGACATGCCGGTATAGCGGATCCGGGTCGGGAAGAGTTCGACCAGCATCGCGGCGATCGGGCCGTAGACCATCGTGACGTAGAGCACGAGGATGAACAGCAGGCCGACCATCGACCAGAACTGCCCGTTCAGGCCTTTGCTGACATTGACGATGTTGGCATCGCCGGTCTTGGGATAGCCGGCTGCCTGCGCGGCGGCGAGGCTGTCGGCCGCGAAGGTCGGGGTCACCGCGACATTATTGCCGCCGATCGTCACGGTCGTCGGGGTGCCGGCCGGCGCATTGACCAGCTGGTAGTTCAGCGAGGAGCGGGCCAGGGCCTGGCGGGTGACGTCGCAAGGCGAGGAGAAGGTCCGCACGTTGACGGGGTCGAACAGCGAGCCGCAGGTCGCGGGATCGGCGGTGACGACGACCTTCACATTGTCATGGGCGGCGTAGAGCGTCGGATTGCCGACCTTCGTCAGCGCCGTGAACAGCGGGAAGAAGGTCAGCGCTGCGATCAGGCAGCCGCCGAGGATGATCGGCTTGCGGCCGACCTTGTCGGAGAGCGCGCCAAAAAACACGAAGAACGGCGTGCCGAGCAGCAGCGACAGCGCGATCAGGACGTTGGCGGTGGTGCCGTCGACCTTCAGGATCTGAGTCAGGAAGAACAGCGCGTAGAACTGTCCGGCATACCAGACGACGGCCTGGCCGGCCGTGCCGCCGATCAGGGCAACGAGGCCGATCTTGGCGTTCTTCCACTCGCCGAAGGCTTCGCTGAGCGGCGCCTTCGAGAGGGTGCCCTCTTCCTTCATCTTGGTGAAGGCCGGTGATTCCTGCAGCTGCAGCCGGATCCAGATCGAAACGCCCAGCAGTAGAATCGAAAGCAGGAACGGGATGCGCCAGCCCCAGGCCGCGAAGTCGGCGGCCGACATGCTCAGGCGCAGCGCCAGGATGACGACGAGCGAGAGGAACAGGCCGAAGGTCGCGGTGATCTGGATGAAGGAGGTGTAGAAGCCGCGGCGGTTCTGCGGCGCGTGCTCGGCGACATAGGTCGCGGCGCCGCCATACTCACCACCGAGCGCCAAACCCTGGAGCAGGCGGCAGGCGATGAAGGCGATCGGGGCCGCGATGCCGATCGAGGCATAGCCCGGCAGGAGGCCGACGATAAAGGTCGCGACGCCCATCACCATCATGGTGACGAGGAAGGTGTATTTGCGGCCGATCAGATCGCCCAGACGGCCGAAGAACAGCGCGCCGAACGGGCGCACGGCAAAGCCGGCGGCGAAGGAGAGCAGCGTGAAGATGAAGCCGGCCGTCGGGTTCACGCCCGAGAAGAAGTTCGCCGAGATGTTGGCGGCCAGGGAGCCTGCCAGATAGAAGTCATACCATTCGAAGACGGTACCGGTGGACGAGGCGAGAATGACTTTTTTCTCTTCTCGCGTCATCGGGCGATGGGCCGCCCCTACCTCGGAATGTGTTGCAGCCACGCTCATGCGTCATCTCCCCTGCTAAATCCCCGGCAGCCTGACCATTCGGGCTGCCCGCTTGCGCTGGCTCGTTTTCTGATGGACGATGCCAGCATGCCGGAACGCGGGCGAGGCCCAGCATTCCAGTTCGACGCAGACGATTGCGCGCAGATCGGCCCTCAGGCAATCAGGCACTTGGTCTTGCATCCTTCGTCGTACGACGAAGGATGCAGAGGGTTTCCACGCAAAAAATTGCCGGCAATCTGGCGGAAACGCGTTATCAGCGCCGTCGGCTGGCCGCGTAGAGCGCAATCGCCGTGGCGTTCGAGACGTTGAGGCTGGTGATCGTGCCGGGAACCTCGAGGCGCGCGACCTGGTCGCAGAGCTCGCGGCTGCGCTGGCGCAGGCCCTTGCCCTCGGCGCCCATCACCATCACCAATGGCCGGCGCAACTCGACGTCGTCGAAGGCGACCTCGCCATCCGAATCGAAGCCGATGCGCTGGAAGCCGCGCTTGCCGAGCTCATCCAGGGCATCGCCGAGATTGCGCACGGCGATCAAAGGGACATGTTCGAGGGCTCCGGAGGCCGATTTGGCGAGCACGCCGGTGGCCGCCGGCGAATGCCGGATGGTGACGATCACGGCCGCTGCGGCGAAGGCTGCGGCCGAACGCAGGATCGCGCCGACATTGTGCGGATCGGTGATCTGGTCGAGCGCCAGCACGATGGCATCGTCCGGGAGACTGTCGAGATCGGGCGAGGGCAGGGGATCGCAGACCAGATAAAGCCCCTGATGCACCGAATCGGGGGTGAGCATGCGGTCGATCTCCGAGGGGCGCACGAGCTCGGCCTCGAGCGGCAGTTCGCCGATTTCCTCGGTCAGGCGCCGGAGGGCGTTCTCGGTGGCGAGCAGGCGGCGATGGCGCCGCTTGGGGTTGCGCAGGGCCTCGATGACCGGGTGGACGCCATAGAGCACGGCTTCGTCGATATCGCCCGGGCGATGCGGCAGCGTCCCGTCGGCGCGGCGCTGCGGCCTGCCGCCATGGGGGCCGGCGGGTTTCCCGGATTTGGGGCGAAACGGCGCGGGCATCGAATGTCTCCAAGGAACCAGGCCTATGCCCTGCCATGGCTACCGGCGCTTGACCAGTGCGCGGCGATGCGGCGCCGACGAAAGCACGCGGTTCGACACGGGAGATCGGCTTGAAATCGAACTCAGACCCGGAAGGGAGCAGAATATGACTGGCAGCGAGCGATTCGCGATCGTGACGGGCGGGCCGGGCAGCGGCAAGACGACCGTGATCGCCGAGCTGGCGCGGCGGGGTATCGCGACCTCGCCGGAGGCGGGGCGGGCGGTGATCCGCGAGCAGCAGGCGATCTCGGGCGCGGGGCTGCCCTGGGCCGATCGCGCTCTGTTTGCCGCGCTGATGACCGCGTTCGACGTGAAAGCCTACGAGGCGGCGCAGGCGCTGGCGGGGCCGATGGTGTTCGATCGCGGCATTCCCGACGTTATCGGTTACCTGCGGCTCTGCGGTCTTCCGGTTCCAGCCGATCTCGATGCGATGTCGAAGCGGCTGCGCTATCGCCGCGACGTGTTCATCGCGCCACCCTGGCGCCAGATCTACGAAAATGATGCCGAACGCCGGCAGGATTTTGCGGAGGCCTGCCGGACCTATGACGTCCTGGCCGGAGTTTATCGCGATTATGGCTATGAATTGTGCGTGCTGCCGCGGGTTGGCGTCGCCGAGCGGGCGGAGTTCCTTCTCGATCGTATCGGTGCAGGATGAGATTCTAAGACGGCACAAGGGTTGACAGCCTAAGGCCCGGTCACCATAAGTCCGGCCGCGCCAGTCGCCCGTCACGCAAGTGACATGGGTGGCGCCCGACGGCTTCAAGCCGACGAGGCGCGGGCGGGGGAATGTCCCGAGCGGCAAAGGGGGCGGACTGTAAATCCGCTGGCTATGCCTTCGCAGGTTCGAGTCCTGCTTCCCCCACCATCTCTTTTCTAAGCATCTGATTCTCCGGTGCTTTTAGCGTTGGTTCCCGCACCGGATACAGAGGTGCGGGAATAGGAGTTCGGTTTTGGTTCCGGCATGAGCAGCGCCGCCGCGCCTCTGGCCAGCTTCTCCCGGTTGGCCTTGCGGGTGTAGAGCGAGGCCATTCCGCCGCCCCGCCAGCCGAAAATCGCTTCCAACTGAGATTCGGTCGCGCCATTGTTCGCGGCCCTGGTCGCGCCTGCTTTTCGCAATCCGTGCGCTCGACCCGGCACTCCAGCTGCGATGCAGGCCTCAGCGAACCAATTTCCGAAGCCTTCCTTGGAAAGCCCGTTGCCGTGCTTGTCAGCAATGAAGGTCAGGTCCCCTGTCTTGGCGGCCGCGATTGATCTCTCCAGTGGCGGAAGCAGCGGCAGGATCACGGTGACCTGACCCTGGCTTTTCTCCGTCCTCAGCGTGATGATGCCGTTGCGGATGTGCTGCCGTCCGAAGATTGCCGCATCGCCACGGCGGAAGCCGGTATAGGCCAGGATGTCAAATGCTAGCCGCTCGCGGGTGCCTAGCGGCCACCGGGCCTCGAACCGATCGCATTCCTCATCGGTCCAAGTATGGTGCCCCTGCGTCTTCGGCTTGACGATTTTGACATCGCGCGTCGGATCTTCAGCGACGAACTCCGCATCGACGGCCCAGCGAAACAGGCCGCGCATCATCTCGACGAAATGGCGGGCCATGGCTGGGGTTGACTTGCGGCGCTCCTTGCCGGCGACGATCGCCTTGCGGTCGATGTCTTTGAACGGGACCGCGCCGGACTTCTCCAGAACGCCCCTGAAAATGTTGTCGCGCTGCTTGCGCGTTGCGGGCGACAAATCGCCCCATGCGGCGCTGTCTCGGTAACGCTCGACAAGCCAGCGCAAGCTGCCGGCAGACGCCTTGCCGGGCTTCGCTATGGGCTCGCCAGCCACGGCGGCGTCATAGGCTGCCTTGAACTCATCCGTGCCGTAGGTGTGGTCTATTCGCGTTCGTGGGCCTTTCCCCTTGCGGACGTACCAGACGGTCACGCCGTGGCGCGTGGTCTCTTTGTGCAGGTGTGGCGGACGAGGGCGGGGCATGTCGTCGATCACAGCACGATCTCCCGCTTGCGCTCAACAGGCTTGATCGCCTCATCCCTGACGATCACGCGCATGGTGCCGTCACGCGATATCTCGATCGTGGCCGCGACGCCGCATTGCGCCACAGCTCGCACGGCGCGCGCGATGTCTGCCTGGGTGATGCGTGCAGGAGTTCGGCTCATGTGCGCCTCTCCATCTCCACCGTCCTCGTCATGGCGCATTCTCTTTGGTGGCATCCGCGAGGATCATGCGGCCTCCACGTGCGCTGCTGTGATTGCGGGCTCGTGCCAGTTCATAGCCGCCCCGCCTTGGCGAGGGCTTCGCGCGCAGATACCATCGCGCGATCAAGCCGGTCCGCATCGAACCCCGGAACGCCTGAGTTGCAGAGGCCATCGTCGATGGCGTCGGTAAGGTCTCTCAGTGCCGACACAAGATCATCGTGGCAGTTCCACGTCAGGACCATGCGCGACGCGTTGGCATGGCCGTCAACCAAAAACCCATCCGGTCCTGGCGTCGAGAAGAACTCAGCGATGAATTGCGTGCAGCGCCGCCCATCGGGCGCAGGCAGATTGAACACCCTGCGGACAACATGGGCTGGACCAATAGCCAACGGCCCCGGCGTGAACTTCGTCTCCGTGCTCATGTCAGGCTCCTGTTCCGTCTTGGTGGGAGAGCTTTCTCGGGGGAAAGCGGGGTGCTGGCGCGGCGCTCAAACAAGCGTCGCGAGGCCGACCAGGAATGGCCCGCCGATGATCAGCAGAAGCGCGGCGGCGATGCTGCCGATCCGGTCGACGGGCCAAGCGACCGGGATCCGGCCGTCATCCGTGACGCGCTGCTCGAGCAGGATCGTAAAGACCTGGCGCGGCTTGGAGCCCAGCCTGTTCAGGTGAGCGCAGACGCGTTCCGCAGCAGCCTCGTCGAGATAGTGTTCGACATGCTTCATTCGGCCCGCCTGGACAGCGTAAGCCACCTCGCGAGCTTCGTTCAGGTCGAAGGCTGGCACGTAATAAGTGACGGTCTTCATGCCAGCCTCCGCAGGTCAGCACGGAGCCAGTTCAGGAGGCGTAGGCAGAGCGCCTTACGAGAGGCGTCGCCGAGCCGGTTCGCCTCGGTCAGCGCCCGGCGAAGAAACCCGGCGACATCCCCGAGGATCAGGCGACGCGCGCCCGGCGTCCGCGGTGCCGGCAGGCGCTGCATGTGGGTCAGCGCCCGGCCGATCCAGTATTCGAAACTGGTGACCATCAGCGCAGCTCCAGCCCGCGGGCGGTGTCCTTGCCCAACTGGTAGCGGTAGTCGTGATAAGCGGCGCGGGAGGCGCCTTCGAGCTCGTCGACCACGAAGTCGGTGATCGCGTTCGTCGCCTTGTCGTGCGCCTCAGCGGCCTTCACGATCAGCGCATGCAGCGGGTGGTCCTGCGCCAGCTTCTCCAGCCCGTAGAGGTAGCGGATGCCCTGCGGAGGCGGGGTCATGGTCGCGATCCAGATGTTCTCGATCTCCCACGAGCCGTCCGGCTTCGCGTTCAGGTCGATGTCGCCGTTGAACAGAACCTGGCCATGACGGATCGCCGGGATCAGGTTCAACTCTTCGGCTTGGTAGGTGACGGCGAACATGGCGGCTGCTCCATCGGGTTGATGGAGATATCGCTACATGAAGTAGCGGTAACGGTCAATACATGATGTAGCGATAGCGCCGGATAATTTTGACGGGAGGCAAAAATGATTCGACTCGCCGCGTGATCTGAGTCGTAAATGAGAACTTAACGGGAACAAAGGTCAGGGCGCGAGTAATGAGTTTAGCCTGGTCAGATCGTCAGATGCCGATACCGCCGTTATGCCAACTGGAAGCACTCGAGGTCGCCTGCAGGCCATGCGGTCGGGGCAAGCGAATGGCGGAGGATGATCTCACCACGCTCCGCGAAAAGGGCTTCGTCGAAGTAGATGAGCTGCGTGGTCGGCTTCGGTGCACCCATTGTGGGGAACGTCACCGCCTATCGCTGATCCCGGTCTTCAAGCGAGTGCCAATCCGAGCGCGCGCGGCGTAGATCCTGAGCGCCGGCGCCGGCGGTCTACCGACGGTCGTCGCCCAGAAAAAGCCCGCCGGCTAGAGCGGGCTTTGGTAACGGCTGACGCATCAGACCTACGCGGCTTTGGCCAGGCGGTGCCAGCTGCGCTCATTGACCGATTCGATTGGCATCAGGCTCGCGACGTCGGCAATCAGGCTCAATCTAGGGGTCTTCTCTTTGTCTAGCAGCACGCCCACCCCGATCGGTCGTCGATCGGTTTCAAGGTGCCGTATGTCGAAGAACTTAGCGAAAGACGAAGTCACTGACCCGGCGTGAGGCGAGACAATGTCGATTGCCAGAGCGTTACCAGGGCTCTGCACGATCGCGTCGAACTCCCATTGCTCGCGAGCACCGGAAAGCTTCGCCTTGGCGCCGGTCATGAGCTGCCAGTGGGGGAACGATTCCCGCAATGTCCGGAAGACCACTTCGCGGTTATCGTCGATATGCGTCTCTGCCATCCGCTGCATCACGCCTTCGATCGCCGCCTTCGACGCGTTGGCGACGGAAGCTACCGCGCTAACCAGAGCGGCAATCTCTGATGCGTTCTCGACCGAGTAGAAAATGTCACCATCAAAGCTCGCGCCGTAATGAGCCGCAGCACGGCGAGCTTGCGGTCCAAAGACATTATCGCCGCCCAGAAGCGAGGCCTCGCGCTTTGCGAACCCGCCGTCCGAGACAAGAGCTCCGTTCTCGTGAGGGTTGATGTGTACCGGCACAAAGGTGTGGCCGTAAGCCAGGATCGGCGTCGAAATCACAGCGGATTCCCCGCGACGTTTCGCTGTCGCGAGGCTCTCCGCGACGGTGACGGCAATTTGCATGATGTCGGCGTTCTGGGTCATCGCAGCAGGTCGCCCTGGTATGGTGGCGGCGGGAGTTCCACTAAGCCGTCGATGTTGAACTCGGCAGATACTAACCTCATACGTTGACGAAATGATGCAGGAAAATCGTCAATCGGCCTAGCAGCGGGCGGGCAGCCGGCGGCCGCACGGAACGCGTCAATACCCAAACGTGTGTTGTCGAGCAAGCTGTGGCAATGCGACCCTTCGACCATTGGAAGAAGCCCCTGCACACCGGCTGCCATCGCGCGTCGGTTATTGTGCCGTTCGCTGTCGCCGAAATCGAAACGGCCCAGATGCCAGTTCAGGCGGTCGCAGTAATGCAGGATGACGCTGCCGTCTTGAGATCCGACGGCGTCGAACTGCAGGATCAATTGGAGACCGCCAATCGAGACGCCAGTTTCGTCAGAGAGGGGGAGAGCGAGCTTCGCGTTTGAGAACAGCGAACGATCGGATCTTATTGGCGCCCACTGGTCAGGCATCGGCCAGTCAAAAACGAATTTCTGCCGCGCATAGATGCTGCTGATTTCCTCAAGCACGCATTACCTCGGCACGAGCATGAGAACCGGGGCAATCCATTCGATTTCGACGTCTTCTTCGAGGGAGCCGCTGCAAAAAACCCTCATCATCACCAAAGCTCCTCATTCGGAATGACGCGATAGACCCTCTTGATCTCGTCGTTCCGAAATTCGAGGCGGCCCGGCGGATTGAACTGCTCGACCGTGAGTTTTTTGCCGTCTCGGGCGACCAGCATCTTGACATAGGCCTTACCGGGGTCGCCTTCGATCGCCGGATGAAGCTCGACGACCACAAAGTCCTCGATCGCCGGCCGTTTGGTATCAACATAGACGCGCTCGCCGTCGCGGAATTTCGGCCACATCGAGAGGTTTGCCACGCGAAGGGCGAAGACGTCCTGGCGGTTGGCGAGGCCCGGCGGGCGCGGGACATGGTCGATGGTTTGGCCGTTGAGGTAGAAGGCGCTGTCGTCGTCGTCGATGCTGGCGACACCGACCCCGAGTTCTTGGACGCGGGGTAGCGGAGGCCCATCCGGGCCCCGTATGGTTGGAGTTACGGTTCCGGCATTTGGCTCTGCGATATAGGGCACTGGAACGGAAGCAGTCTTAATTTGCGTCGCCGCGTCTCCCTGCGCCGCGACTGCGGTTCGTTTCTCGAATTCGTCAAATGGTTCGATCGCGGGGATATCCATTCTGTCCACCTTTGGGCCAAACAGAATATATTGCGCGGTGACATCGAGCCCACGAGCGCGGAAGCGCCTAGCATAGGCTTCGGCGTCATCTAACCCGATTGTCCGTGTACCGTTTTCGTGTGCGCGGTACGTGGATTCAGCCCAGCTATTTTCCAATGCGGCGGCCCTCGCTGACCGCCAGCCGGCCGCGAGCCTAACTTGGGCTAGCCGCTCGCCTTGCTGTGCCCGAATATCATCCATCGCCATGCTACGCAGTGTAGCCGGTTTCTCGCTACATGCCGCGTTGACAGTAATCGCTACTTCAGGTAGCGATTGCATATGGACAGCTTTGAATCAGTCATTGACGCCTTTGGGGCAAAGCGTGTCGCCGAGATCATCGGCGTCAAGGATAGCCACGTTCGGGTGATGAAAGCTCGGGGCTCGATCCCCGCAGAATATTGGGGGGATCTGATCGAAGCCGCGCCCCGGCTAGGAATAAGAGGCATCGATTATGCGCTGCTCCGGCGTCTTCGTTCTCAAAAATTTTCGTCCGAAAGCGAGGCCGCCTGATGCGGGTCTCAACTCCCATTTCCGAGCTTGCTGCCGGTGTGCCCCTTCCGGCTATCCAGCTGTCTGACAGGCGCAGTGCAAGGCTTCCTGTCACTCTTCTCTTTGCGCAGCTTGCGACGGTTCCGCTTCGCGGCCTTCGCCTTCGTGCTCGCCAGCAACTCCGCAACGATCGCGTCGAACCTTCGCATATCCGCTTCCCCAGCCCCGATGGCGGGAAGCTGATCCAGTGCCGGGTATCCCGCGACGGGAACGTCATCGCCATTTTCCCGAGGGCCCAATGACCGAACGCGACGAATGGTTCTTCAGGATCAAAACAGCGACCAGGGCGCTCGTTAAGATCATCGGTCGGATCGAAGATGCGGCGATCATTGCCGGCGTCTCTCGCTCGGTAATGCATCGTTGGGCTTCGACCACGGACGCCGACATCATCACGCTGACCGCGGCGATGAAGCTCGAGGCAGAATGCGGCGTGCCGTGCGTCACCGAGGCAATGGCCGAGCGCCACGGTAGTCATCTCGTTCGCGCCGACGGTACGTTGCCGCCGCCCTGCATGATGACGGCGTTCGGCGGCCTCGCTGACGAGTTCGGAGATGTCACAAATCGCATCGCGGAGGCCATGCGCGACGGCGACGTCTCGCCGAACGAGCACGCGGCGATCTGTGACGACCTGAATCGACTGATCCTCGCGGCGAACGCGATGCAGGGAACAAGCGCTTCCCTCCGCGCCGTCGATGAAAATCGGAGGTCGGCATGAACGATTTCGCCCACATCACTTGGGGCAGGAACGCGCAGGGGCGCCTGATCCCCCTGGGGGTCACCTATGACCGTGCCACCGTCGAGCAGGTGACGATCATACGGCGCGACATACAGGCCGCCACTCCTGCGGCCGAAATCAAGCGTGTCTCATTGCCGGTTATCTCGCTGCCCATGGTCGAGAACGAGACTGTCGTCCCGTTCCGCCAACCGCGGCCGCCCGTTGTGCCGAGGCCTCGCCAAGCGAGCGCTCTCGCGCGCATCGAGCGCATCCGCCTCATTCACCGCAAGATGAAGCGGCAAGGGCGGCTTGCCGATCGTGGTCTCCTGGAGGAGATCGCGCTGTGAGCCGCAACAATCCCGAAGATCAGGTTCATCGCGCCGTTCTGACATGGATCCGCAAGGTGGCTCCGCAGTGCATCGCCTTCCATCCGGCCAATGGCGGATCGCGCAACCGTCTCGAAGCCATCAAGCTCAAGACCCTTGGCGTGGTGCCGGGTGTGCCGGATCTGATCGTGTTCGGTCCCGGCGGCAAGGCCTACTGCCTGGAGGTCAAAGCCGAGAAAGGGACGCTCCAGCCGACGCAGAAGGCCTTCGCCCTGAAGATGGACGAGCTCGGCATTGGCTGGGCGCTCGTTCGATCGGTCGATGATGCTCGCGTCGCTTTTGCAAAATGGGGGCTCGTCACCCGTGAGGCGGGGAGGGCCGCGGCGTGACGACCTTGCTCGATTACACCGACCGATTGATCCGAGACACCGAAGTCGACCGCAAGGCGAGACAGACACATTCCGGCCAGGCGCATTGGGCAGGCAGCGGCCCTTCTGGCGCTTCCTGCCGGAGCTGCGAGCACTTTTCCTGGAAGGTGACAGGCGGTTGGCATTCCTTGAACGGCAAGCATGCCGGCGCGCCCAAGCCCGCGCAGTGCTCTCAGTTCCGCAAGATGACTGGCCGCACTGGCGACAGCATCCCGCACGATGCACAGGCCTGCAAGTATTACGCAGAGACGAAGACACCTCAGCCTCTCAGGAGGCCGGAATGAACCCCTTCGAAGCCTATGCCGATGTCGCCAAGCCACAATGGCAGCGCACGCAAGAGCGATCCGTTGAAAAGCGGCGCGAGACGATCTCCGCACGCAAGACGCAGCTCGAAGAAAAGCTCGACGAGCGCGATCTGCTGGCAAAGCTCTATCGCCAGCACGTCGCCGAAAAGAAGCAGGCCCTGCTCGACGGTCCGCTCGGCAAGGAGATCAAGGGCCTCCTGTCGTTCATGCGGACGATGACGCCGAGCTCCGCGCCGGCATTGGTCAAGCTTGTCGAGGGCGCTGCGTGGCTGCGCGGCGCCGATGCTGACACGCGCCACGGCGTTCTGTCTCTGATCAACCGCGGCATTGCCAACCTGCGCAAGCGCGAGGGGCTGATGCCCTTCGATGATGCGCTCCCCGGCGAACCGTTGACCGCTTCCGAGCAGATCAAGCTGCTGCTGGAGGTGCGTTGATGATCAAGGAGGCGATGAACCTTCATGCTCAATCTGTCGAGCGCGTTTGGGCGACCGATCGCACGCAGTCTGTCGGCGCCTCCGAAGTCGGGCAGTGCGCTCGCAAGGTCTTCTATCTCAAGAACGAGGGGGATCCCGTCTATGGAGCCCCGCGCAATCCCGACTATGTCGATGGATGGGGCGCGAAGGTCCGCGGCACGATCTACGAGAACGCCTGGTGGGAGCCAGCGCTGCGGACCGCCTACGGCGAACGGCTGCTTTTCGCCGGTCCTGATCAACGCACGTTCCGCAGCGGCTATCTGTCCGCGACGCCCGATGGCCTGCTGATCGGAGAGACCGACAACGACGCGCCGATCCTGCTGGAGTGCAAGACCGCGGATCCGCGGACGAACCTCCTCGAAGCCAAGCCGGAGCACACCTATCAGGTCCAAGTTCAGATCGGGCTCATTCGCGAGCTCACGAACCATCGGCCGGTCAAGGGCCTGATTTCCTACACCGACACGTCCTTCTGGGACGAGGTCAAGGAATTCGAAGTCACCTTCGAGCCGGAGATTTTCGCGCACGCCAAGCAGCGCGCGACGATGATCATGACGGCGCGCAACGCCGAAGAGCTTAAGCCGGAAGGCATCATCTCGGGCGGGCGCGAATGCGACTATTGCCCGTTCACTCGGGCTTGCGGCCAGGCTCGTTTCGACAAGGTGCCCGATAGCACCGATGCGGTCGATGCCGAGGCGCAAGAGCAGATCGGCGAACTGGCGCGGCGCATCAAGGCCCGCAAGGCGGTTGCCGAGGCCGCGGCCGAAGAAACCAAAGAGCTCGAACACGAACTTCGCGAGATGCTGGCAGGCGCCGGCACTCGCAAGGTGGCGGGGAATGATTTCTCCGTCTCATGGGCTGCCCTGAAGGGCCGTCCATCCTGGGACATGAAAGGTCTGCGCGAAGCCGCCGCGGCGGCTGGCGTCGACCTGTCCCTCTTCGAAACGGCAGGAGATCCAACCGATCGCCTGACCATCTCAATCAAAAGCTGAAAGCGAGAAACAAATGAACGAAGTCACCACGCGCCAGAGCACTGACGTCGGCATGGCTCCTCCGAAGAACGTCTTCGAGGCCTACGCCGAAGCCGCGAGCCAGAACAAGATCGTCGGCGACCTGCTGAAGTTCTCCAAGGGCGAATACCTCTCCGGCCAGGACGGTGTCGAGGTCGAGGAAGGAACCGAGCTCGTCGCCAATATGGATGAGCTCATGATCGGCTGGGTTCGCTGGGAAGGCGGCAAGCCGACCGACATGAAAATGGGCAAGGTCGTCGATGCCTTCATGCCTCCGCCGCGGCGCGAGCTCGGCGATACCGATGAGGCTGAATGGGAGCTCGACGAGACGACCAGGCAGCCCCGCGACCCCTGGCAACTCACGAACTACCTGATCATGAAGGAGACCGGCGGCGAGAAGTTGTTCACCTTCGCGTCGTCCTCGAAGGGCGGCCTCGGAGCCATTGCCAAGCTTGCCGGTGCCTACGGCAAGAACATGCGCCAGAAGCCCAACGATTTCCCTGTCGTGGCGCTGAACGTCGACAGCTACCGGCATCCGAACAAGGCCTACGGCAAGATCTTCACGCCGAAGTTCGATGTCGTCGGCTGGGCCCCCAAGTCCGAATTCGCGGACGCTCTCGAAGCCGCCGCGGTCGAGCAGGCCGCCGAAGACAAGGCCGCATCGGAGCTTGATGAAGGCGGCCAGGGCAAGGCCCCAGCCGCCAAGACGCGATTCTAAGCACGTCATCACCGGTCGGTGTCTGACCACACCGGCCGGCCACTCTTTCGAGCAAGGTACGATGACAGAGCTATCTCCAGCCGTCGACTTCATCACCAAGGTCTACGGACCGGGGACGGTTGATCCTGTCTTCATCACGTCGTTGCCGAACGAGGACGCCAAGAGCTTCGAGCCCGGCGAAAAATCGGTGATGACGCGCGACCTTGAAGTCGTTGCGCGTCACATCACCAAATGGGATCGCCCCAGCCGAGCGGTCTATTTCTGCGTCGGCACGCTGAAGCCCGATGCCAGGCCTGATGCTGCTCGCCCAGGCTCATCCCCGCGGAACAAGGAGAACGTCTCCGAGAGCACGTTCCTTCACGCGGACACTGATTTCAAATCGATCATCGAGACGCCTGATGAGATCAAGGCGAAGTTGCTGGCGCTCCCGCTGCCACCTTCCGTCATCGTCCATTCCGGCCGCGGCTATCACTCGTACTGGCTGCTGAGCGAGCCGACCGGCGCATTCGCCGATGTCGAGATCCTCCTGAAGCAACTGGCCGATGTCGTAGCTGGCGACCAACAGGTCACCCATTGCGCCGCTCTGATGCGGCTGCCCGGCACACACAACACCAAGGAAGGCGGCTGGCGCCCGGTCGAGATCGTCCATGCTGATTATGGCCGGACCTACGAGCTCGCCGATCTGGAGGACATGTTGTCCTTCCTGTCGCCGGTCCTGACCCGCCGCGACGTGCCGCGCGCAAAACCTTCCGCGGAGAGCAACCCCTTCCTCGCTATCGCCGCCAAGCTTGGCTTCAAGCCGCCGATCGATGTCGAGCAGCGCCTGAGCGAAATGAACTACCAGGGCGCCGGGGACAGCGCGATCCACGCGACGCAGCTATCCGTCTCGGCTTCGCTTCTTGCTCGCGGCGTCGAGCTCGACGAGGTCGTCGACACCTTGATCGGCGCTACTCATGCAGCCGCGGGCGCTTCCGGCGCAAACTGGAATTGGCCGCGGGAAGAGCGCGCCATCCGCCGCATGTGCGAGGACTGGCTGCGCAAGAACCCCAAGCCCATCGCTGTCCGCGAGGCGCCAAAGGGTCGCGAGATGACCCGGTCCACCCGAGACGACGCCATCCAGGAAGAGATTGCGCCGCGAGCCGTTGGTGGCGGCTCGGTCGTCAGTCTGGACGATGCGCGTGCCAAGAAAGCCAAGCCCAAAGCCAATAAGGCTCCTGCCGACGCCGTGCCCGTGATCGTGGCTGATGGCGTCATCGAGACCATGCGGGAGGAGGGGTGCGACATCCTGCTCTCGGAAGGCGAGACGTGGATATATCGCGATGGCCTGTGGGCCTCAATGTCGCCCGCGGACGAGCAATGGATCCGCACCCTGATACAGAAGGGCTGCGACGCTCTCGGAAAGGCCGGCGACACCCGTTCCGCCAATGCCGCATGGAAGCGCTTGGCAGAGCATCCCGATCTCCACCGCAAGGACGTGCCGTGGAATAACGGCTCCGTCATCGCGACACCCAATGGCATGCTCGACGTGCGCACGCTGGAATTTCGGCCGCATGCTCCCGAATTCTACGCCCGACGCAAGATCGGGGCCCCATTCGATCCCGCGGCGACATGCCCGCGGTTCGATAGTTTCGTGCGCCGGCTTTTCGCCGATCGCTCCGAAGACGAGCTTCCGGCTTATGTCGCCGCGGTGCAGGAGTTTGCCGGAGCGTCGCTCGCCGTCAATCTGCTTTCACGCGAGGAACGCAAGGCGCTGCTGCTGGTCGGGCCATCCCGCACCGGCAAGACCGAATTCTCCCGCGTCATTCGCAGCCTCGTAGGCTCACCCGTCGCAACACCTTCCGTCTCCGAGATATCGGAGCGCTTCGGCCTGTCGTCGCTCTATGACGCTGCTGCCTGGATCCGGGACGACGCCATCAACGAGGGCGACAATCTCGACCCCCAGCGCTTTAAGACGATCGTTACTGGCGAGCCCATCGACATCGAGCGCAAGCATCTCGCCGCCGTCCGTGGCGTCGAGCTCTCGATCGCGGTCCTGCTGACGACCAACTCCCTGCCGCGGGCCCGCGACAAATCGGACGCCATCTTCAACCGCTCGATCGTGCTGGAGATGACCAACGTCGTCACCGAAGCCGATGCTCACGAGCTGCGCGCCAGCTATGGCGTCCCACGCGGCAGTACCCTTGGCGTCCATCTCTTCGCCAGCGAAAGCGCCGGTATCCTCAATTGGGCCCTGACCGGCCTGGCGCGGCTTCTGAAGCGCGGCGGCTACGATCTTCCCGACAGCGTCAAGGCTTCGGTCCAGCGCTTCAAGGACGACAACAACCCGGTCGGAGAGTGGGCGCGCAGCTCGGTGCGCAAGGGGCCCTACAAGGTCTCCAGGCCGGACATCCTGTGTGCCTATCACGGCTGGCAGCGCGAGCAGGATGGCGACGAGGCGAGGGCCCTTGGTGGCCGAGCGCTGTTCCCGCGGCTCCGGGCAGCATGCCCTTGGATGGGCGAGACAACTGACGACAATGGGCGCCGCTATTTCACTGGCATCGGTCTCTCCGATGAAGGCCTCCAGCTCTGGGATCGGCACAACCAGGACCAGCTTCGCGGCGGCTCCAAAGGCTCATCGCTGAGCAAGCCCGAGGTCAACCGGCCGGACGCCAAATCGCCCGATCTCGGTGAGCACGGGGAGCGATTCTGATGTGTTGTGAGGCCATCCAGAAGTGTTGTGGACGTGCTGTGGACCTGGTTCGAAGTGCTGCCAAAAAAATAGGCACAACACTTTCAACGTGCTGTCGCAACACTTTCAGATCGCAAAGTGCTGTGCTGCAAGCCATTGATTTTATTGGCGCGGACGGCATCTCACAACAGAACAGCACTTCTTTTCTCTAAAAGCTTCTAGGAAGGAAAAAGAGATGAAAAGAGAGAGAAAAGGCAATTGCTATAGGGGGGAGATTAAAACGACCCCTCAAAGTGCTGCGCTGCTGCTCGGAGGTCGGTCGTGAGTCGCGCCCGGCAGGACGACGCTGCGGTCCGTCGTTGGCATTCAGAGGTGTCGAATGCGGCTTCGATCTTCGAGCGGAGGTGGACCCGTCATGCCCTGAAGCGGGTCGACGCTGGCCTGGCCCAGCGGGTCGAGGAACAGCGCTCGTTGTTCGACGCCGCGCTGGTCACCGGCACCGCAGATGAGATCGAAGCGCATGGATCTGCAATGTGCCGAGGCTATGCCGCGGCGACCAAGACCATGGAGGTCTCCGGCGAGGCCGATGACGCTTATCTGATCGGCTTTGACAGCAAGAGCGGAATGAAGATCGCGATCGGCCATCAGAAATCAGCCGCTGACCGTGTCCAGGAGCTCCATGGCTGCTCGGTGATTTGGGTATCCCCTGACGAAATAGCGGCAATTCTCGCGGGGCTGGAGGGCTTCAAGCAGATCTCACTTGTGAAGCAGTTTTTCCCCGGCTGCGAGGTCATAGATGTTCGTCCGCACGATCCTGCAAAATTTGAGAGCGGAGTTGCGGCATGAGTGTGATTGTTGAAGGCGACCGCTACAGCAAGCTTGTGGCAGTGAGTCCAGTTCACGGGTCACGCCCGCGGAAATGGATTTTTCGCTGCGATTGCGGCCAAGAAAAGCATATCCGACAATCTGCTGTTCGGGTGGGCCAAACGGTCAGTTGCGGGTGCGTGGCCGTGCAAAGGCTACGTGAGCATCGTCGCTATATCCATGGCGGGTACGCAACGCCTGAATACGCGATCTGGTCGGCAATGATTTGTCGATGCGAGAACCCGAATTCGGCCAGCTTCCGGCGATACGGTGGGCGGGGGATCGCCGTCTGCCAATCTTGGCGGGCCAGCTTCGCGGCGTTCTTGAATGACGTTGGGGCCCGTCCTTCGGCGGAATATTCGCTAGACCGGATTGACAACGACAGAGGCTACGAGCCGGGCAACGTCCGGTGGGCTAGCAAGCAGTCGCAGGCGCGCAATCGGCGGTCATCTCGGATAGTCGAATATCTGGGACGGAGGATGTCCTTGGCGGAGGCCTGCGCTTTGGCCGGCCTCGACTACAAGGCCACTCATGCCCGGCTTCAAGCTGGAGCTCAGTTCTCGGGCATTGCCGGGCAGGTGGCGGCATGAAGACCAAAACCGAAATCCTCGAAGAGGCCATCGCGGTCGTTGGCGGGCGCGGTAAGAGCTACGGGCGGCCGGAGGATAACTTCCTTCGGATCGCCAGGCGGTGGCAGGTTCACCTGCTCAATCGTCACGGCATTGATGTGCCGATCGATCCAGCCGACGTGGCAATGATGATGATCGACATGAAGCAGGCCCGTCTGGAGAACGATCCGGGCCACCATGATTCATGGGTCGATGTCTGCGGCTATGGCGCCTGCGGTGGCGAGCTCGCCGCGAGGAGCACCTGATGGGCAAGAAGAAAAATAATCGCCGCCGCGACAAGGAGAAGGCTGTCAAAGCCAAGGCCGAGAAGCCGAAGGTTGAAGTGGTCAATGGTCGTACGCGCACCAGGACCAAAAACCCTCCGCCAGAGGGGTTGGACCCATCGCTGCATTGGTACCTCGTATACACCGCGCCGCGCGCCGAGGCGAAGGTGCGGGAAAAGCTAGTCGAGGCCGGTTGCAGTGTCTTCTGGCCGAGTGAGCACATTGTCATCACGGCGCCGAAGCGCAAGCCGATCGAAATGGATGTCGGTACCTTTCCTCGATACCTATTCGCAGCGGGATATGTATTTCAGCAGCGCAGCCGCGACGAGGTTCATGAAGGCAACCGCGTCGTCACCATTGGATGCCGACCGCTCGACAATATCAGCGATATCGATGGTGTAGTCGAAGTGGTCTATGGCGGGCCTGGTCAATATCTTCGTGTTCCCAGCGCCGTGATCGAGGCTATCGCAGGATACCAGATTTCGAAGGAGGAACCGAAGCCAGAGCCGCGCTTCTCTGCAGGCACGAAAGCCATCATCAACGATGGGCCATTTCGAGCATTCAGCGCCACTGTTGTCGAGGCGATTGGCCTGACGGAAGCCAAGGTGATCGTCGAAATTTTTGGCGGGAAGGTGCCTGTGCAAATCGACCTTCGGCAGCTCGACGCTGCATAGATGCAAAATATGAGAAAAAGATCTTGCATAAACGCAAGATCTATGGAATGGAGAATGCGCGGTTTGTTCTCGCTCGTGTGCACGCCCATCCCATCGGGCTTGTTGCTATCCGAACCCCGCGCCAGCTTCTGGCCTAGTGCGAAGCTATTCGCCATCCTTCCCGACGGCGAGCGCGGATGTACCGCCGCTGTCAGGCGCTGAAGCCCGGTCCTCGTGATCGGGCTTTTTGCTGCCTGATTGGGGCTATTTCAGATCGACGCCGTAAGGGGGAGCCTTAATGTACTCCCGGTCTTCTGTCGGCAATTCGGCATAGATTTTATGAACCGAGTTATAGGCTTTCGCCAATCGGCCGCCAACCTCGCGAATTTCTTCTCCTGTAGGCCAGCGCGACAAATCGAGGCGATATTTTGACCTGTCCGCATAAGACCGGTTCCTGTCTTGCTTTAAGCCGAATGTTTCCTGCAGGAAGTCGAGATTGCCCGACGAGTGCCCGACGGCATCTCGGATTTGTGTCAGGTACGCACTTATCGGCGCGTAGGCCTTTGACGCCGCAGCAAGTTCATTCATCGCAGCTTTGTATTCGTCTACAGTGCTCATCAAAATATCCTCTCAGGTTTGAAAAAGAATCAAGGAAATCAAAATGCCTCAGCGCGGCGGTAAGCGCCATGGCGCTGGACGCAAGCCTGGCAAGGTAAGCGCTGCAAAGCGCCTCCTCAGTGATATGGCCAAGGACCATGCGGAGAGCGCGCTTCAAACGCTAGCGGACATAGCGAGCGGTGGGGAAAGTGAGGCGGCGCGTGTTAGTGCCGCGGTCGCCATTCTTGATCGCGCCTACGGCAAGCCAGTTCAGTCTGTCGAGATCGGCAACGCCGACGGCAAGGCGTTCGAGACCGTTTCGACCGTCATGACGCCTCAGCAGGCCGCAGAAGCCTATGCCAGCACCATCAACGGTAACGGCTGAGCGCTGGCCGCCTGAATACGTCTCGGTCTTTGCTTGGCGGCAGCAGCAGGTTCTTCGCATCCGCGGCAACGCGGTCCTGATCGCAGGGGCGAAGGAATATTATCGATCGCATCCGGTCGAGTTCATTAACCACTGGTGCGACACTTACGACCCTCGCAACGCCGGCGGCGATACACCGGCGCGGATGCCCTTCATCCTCTTCCCCAAGCAGGAGGAGATGATCGTCTTCCTACAGGCCTGCCTCAAGGATGAGAGCAACGGCCTGATCGAGAAGTGCCGCGACATGGGCGCGACTTGGGTTTGTGCCGCGTTCTCGGTCTGGCTCTGGCTGTTCTGGCAGGGATCATCGGTTGGCTGGGGATCGCGCAAGGAGCAGCTCGTCGACAAGATCGGCGATCCCGACAGCATCTTTGAAAAGTTGCGCATGATCGTGCGGGGCCTTCCCCGCGAGTTCTGGCCTGTCGGGTTCCGGCCCGACGACCACATGAGCTACATGCGCTTCATCAACCCCGAGCATGGCTCTACCATCACGGGGGAGGCCGGCGACAACATTGGCCGCGGCGGCCGCAAGTTGATCTATTTCAAGGACGAAAGCGCCCACTACGAGCGACCGGAGAAGATCGAAGCCGCCCTTGCGGATAACACCCGCGTTCAGATCGACATCTCGTCGGTCAACGGGCTGGGCAATGTCTTCCACCGGCGGCGCGAGGCCGGACTCGATTGGGCGCCCAGCCTCGACATCCCGAAGGGCAAGACGCGCGTCTTCGTGATGGACTGGCGGGATCACCCAGCCAAAACGCGGGCCTGGTACGATACCAGGCGCCAGAGCGCCCAAGAGAACGGCCTGCTGCACCTCTTCGCGCAGGAAGTCGATCGGAACTATGCGGCGGCCGTCGACGGCGTGATCATCCCGTCTGAGTGGGTGAAGGCTGCGATCGACGCTCACGTGAAGCTCGGCTTCGACGATAGCGGCGGTTGGATCGGCGGGTTGGACGTCGCGGATAGCGGCGGAGACACCAATGCGCTCGCCAAGCGCAAGGGCTCGATCCTCAAGTCGGTCGAGGAATGGGGTGAGCGCGATACCGGCCTCTCGGCCCGACGCGCTGTCGCATCTTGCTCCGGCCTGGGTAAGATCGAGCTGCAGTACGACAGCATCGGCGTTGGCGCCGGAATCAAGGCCGAGACCAATCGGCTGGGGGACGAAGGCCTCTTGCCTGCCGGCGTGAAGCTAATCCCGTGGAATGCAGGCGCCGAGGTGCAATATCCAGAAGGACGAGTGATCGAACACGATCGCAATTCGCCGATCAACTCGGATTTCTATCACAACCTCAAGGCTCAGGCCTGGTGGCAATTACGGCGTCGCTTCGAGCGGACATGGCGCGCGATCAACGAGCCGGGCTTCACGTGGAAGCCTGACGATCTGATCAGCCTCCCGTCGGACCTGCCGCTGCTGCGCAAGATCGAGAAGGAGTTGAGCCAGGCGACTGCCGGCAAGACCCCGCGAATGAAGCTGGTCGTCGACAAGACGCCGGAGGGTACGCGCTCACCGAATCTGGCCGACGCAATCGTCATGGCGTTCTGGCCTATCAAGGGGAGCTACACCCTCGACAACCTATGAGTTGACCGCATGTGGATGTACGACCGGCTCGTGAACCTGGTTTCCGGGCTGGGCACGTCCAAGGACAAGGCGGCCGGCAGCTCGTTCTTGCTGGCACTGCTTGATCGCACGCAGCTCGATGCGGCCTATCGCGGCGACTGGATTGCCCGCAAGATCATCGACGTTCCGCCGTTCGACGAGACGCGGGAATGGCGCGACTGGCAGGCTGAGAAGCCGCAGATCGAGGCCCTCGAAAAGGAAGAGGCGAGGGTCGGCCTGCCGTTCAAGGTCGCCCGTGCTCGCAAGCGGGCCAGGCTCTATGGTGGCTCAGTGCTCTACATGGGCGTGGACCAGGGGCAGCCGGAGCAGCCGCTGAACATCGAGGCCGTCCGCAAGGGCGCGCTGAAATACGTCCACGCGCTCAGCCGTCACGAAATCACTGCGGGCGAGATCGATCGCGACCCGCAATCCGAGTTCTACGGCGAGCCACTGGAATACACGCTCTCCACTCGCGGGGGCGAGGTGGTGAAGATCCACCCGTCACGGGTCGTGCGCTTCATCGGCGCCGAGATCCCTGACGAGAATCTTGCTCCTGACGGCTGGGGCGATAGCGCGCTCCAAGCGGTCAATGATGCCGTGCAGCATGCTGGCCTCGCCGCTGGCGGCATCGCATCGCTTCTGACTGAGGCCAAGGTCGATATCATCCGCGTGCCGGACTTCATGGCAAGCTTGGGCGCCAAGGACTATCGCGACCGGATCATTGAGCGTTTCTCGCTCGCGAACACCGCGAAATCCATGGTGAACGCCGTCCTCCTCGATAAGGAGGAGGAATGGGCACAGAAGCAGGTCAGCTTCGCCCAGATGCCGGAGATCCTGAATACCTATCTTCAGATCGCTTCCGGCGCGGCAGACATTCCGGCGACGCGGTTGCTAGGCCAGACGCCTGGAGGGCTCCAGTCCACAGGCGAGAGTGACGTCCGCAACTATTACGACAGAGTGTCCGCCGATCAGAAGTTGACCTTGGGCCCGGCGCTTTCGCGCCTCGACGAGGTCCTAATCCGCTCCGCCTTGGGCAATCGTCCGCCTGACGTCCACTATATCTGGGCGCCTCTATGGCAGGTCTCCGAGACCGAGAAGGCCGACATCGCCGACAAGAAGGCGAAGGCCATCAAGTCGATCCACGACACCGGTCTCGTACCGGACGCAGCCTTCGCCCGCGGCGTGCAGAACATGCTGGTCGAGGACGGGACCTATCCGGGGCTCGACACCGCCCTCGAGGAATTCGGCGACGAGCCGATCGATCGCGCAGCTGAGGCTGAGGCCGAGCGCTTGAACGCAGAGGCCGCAGCGAGAGCCTCTGAGCCATGAACGTCCAGGCGTGGGTTGCCCAGGCCAAGCCTCCGAAGCGTCGCTCCGCAGTGCTCCGGCCGATCGGCGCCACTGTGGCATGCGAAGAGGCACTGCGGCTGGTGACCACCAGCATCCTGCGCAAGGCAGCCGAGCGGGTGGCCCTCGAGGTTCTGCCGGCGGCCCTGTCCGGCAAGGCGCAGCTGATGCGCGACGATCTGAACTGGTTCGAGCGCGCCATGCGGGCGCTGCGCGATTTGATCGACGGCCTTGTGGATGGCGCTGCCGAGGCCGTTCGTGAGGCATTGGAGACGGAAGACCAGCGCCATTCGCGCCGCTTCAACGAGGCGATGCGGGGCGCCATCGGGATCGACCTGGGCAAGGTCATCGTAGGCGAGGGGCTGAAGAACACGATCGAAGCCGCCACGCAGCGCAACGTCGTGCTCATCCGGGGCCTGACCGACGACGTCGCCAAGCGGATCGAGACCGCGCTGATCAACGCCATGACGCAAGGCGTGAACAACCGCGAGATCGCCAATTTGCTGACGAGAGAGTTCGGCATCGGCAAGTGCCGGGCCGCGCTCATCGCCCGAGACCAGGCAGCCAGCTTCAACGGCGACCTGAACCGGATTCGGCAGACCGCCATGGGCGTCACCGAATACGTTTGGTCGTCGAGCATGGACGAGCGGGTTCGGGGCAATCCGGAGGGCCGCTATCCGAACGCCCGCCCATCCCATTGGGATCGAGAGGGCAAGCGCTTCAAATGGTCCGACCCGCCCAGCGATGGGAATCCGGGCCAGCCGATCAACTGCCGCTGCACGGCGCGCGCGGTCATCGAGTTCTGAACCATGCTCATCACCGACACGGTCACGCTCGCCGATGCGCGGGTGAATGCAGACGGCTATCTCGAAGCAGTTGCCCGCACCGCCCGCACCGGCGTTCAGCAGTATCGCGGCGCCGAGGTCGGCAAGCCCGAGATCGCCGTCGTGAACGTGTTTCGCGACGAGGCGGCGGTCTTCTCGAAAGCCTCGCTCGATAGCTTCGCGCAGATCCCGATCACCGTCGATCATCCGCCCGAGGCGGTGAACGCCGGCAACTGGAAGCAGTATGCGGCCGGCACCACCGGCGCCGAAGTCCTGCGGGATGGCGAGCATCTGAAGATCGGCCTGCGCATCACCGACAAGGCGGCGGTCGACGCCGTCCAGGCCGGCAAGCGCGAGCTCAGCGTCGGCTACACCACCCAGCTCGTCTGGGGCGACGGCGTGGCGCCCGATGGCACCGCCTACCAGGCCAAGCAGACCAACATCGTCGCGAACCATATCGCGATCGTCGCCGCCGGCCGCGCCGGTCACCAATGCCGCATAGGAGATTCCTGGGCGGCGATCTCTGATCACCAGGAGCCCCCCATGAAGACGTTTGTCGTCGACGGAATTTCCGTTGAAATGTCCGACACCGCGATTCAGGTCGTGCAGAAGGTGCTGGACCAGTTCGGTGCAGCCAAGACCGCGCTGACCGATGCCAACACCAAGGTCGGCGAGCTGACCGCCACCATCTCCGCCAAGGACGGCGAGATCGTCGTGCTGAAGCAGCAGGTCACCGACGCCGCGCTGACGCCCGAGAAGCTCGACGCTGCCGTTCAGGCGCGCGGCGCCGTCATCGCGGACGCCAAGGCCATCCATAAGGACGTCGTCACCGACGGCAAGACCGACGCGGAGATCAAGCGCGCCGCTGTCGTTGCCAAGCTCGGAGACGCTGCGACCGGCATGGATGACGCCGCGATTGGCGGTGCATTCGCCGCGCTCTGCAAGGCCACGCCGCGCGACACCGTCCGCGATGCGCTCACCGGGGGGCTGAAGGTCGTCGACAGAAATGCGCCCGTCGCCGCTTACGACGCCATGGTCGCCAGCCTCCAGGGCGCCTGGAACACTCAGAAGGGAGCCGCCTGATGCCCGCGATCCAGACCACTTACGCCACGACCCACGCTCGCTGGGTCGAGGGCATGGTTCTCAACATGGAGCCGTCCACGATCGTGACGCGCCTCGCCGAGGACGTTGAAGGCATCGGTTTCGGCAAGGTGGCCGTCAAGGGCACCGCCGACAATCAGGTCGTCGATTCCGAGGCAACCGTGCCGTTCGTTGGCATTGCCGTGCTTGATATCACCCGGCCCACCGGGAAATACGAGCAGTACGACAACGTCGCGCTGATGAAGAAGGGCGTCATCGTCGTCTCGGCTTCGGTCGCCGTCGCCGTCGGCGACCCCGTCTACTACGTGCCGGCCTCCGGGCTTCTGACCAATGTGTCGAACTCGTCCGCCAACACCCTCATCGCAGGAGCGACCTGGGACACCAGCACTGGTGCTGCTGGTCTCGCGGCGCTGCGCCTCAACACGCCGTAAGGAGCGCTCCACATGAACTTCAACATCTTTGCGCAGGATGCTCAGCAGGTTGCGCTGGGTTTCCTTATCCGGCAGGCGACGCTGATCGAGCCGACTGTCTACCAGATGCGCTATCAGGATATTCAGTATCCTGGCCTCATCCCGGTCGATACTTCGGCGCCAGACTGGATCCAGACCGTCACCTACTTCTCGATGGACGGCGTCGGCCAGGCACAGTGGTTCCACGGCAACGCCAACGACGTCCCGAAGGTCGAGCTGACCCGAGAGAAGTTCGAGACCGGCGTCTCCATGGCCGCGATCGGCTACGGCTACACGATCGAAGAGATCGGGACGGCCATCATGATGAACATGAACCTCTCGAACGATAAGGCCTCCCTGGCCCGTCGCATCGCCGAGGAAAAGGTCGAGCAGGTTGCTTGGGTTGGCGATGCTCAGAAGGGCTATACCGGCCTAGTGAATTCGACGGCCGCGGCCGCCACCACCGCGCCTGCGGATGGCACGGGCTCGGCGACCACCTTCGCCAGCAAGACGCCAACTCTCATCCTGCGCGATGTCAACGGCATCCTCACGGGAATCTGGCTCGGTACGCTTGGCGGCGCCATCGCCGACACGCTGATCCTGCCGGCCTCCGAGCTGGCTGGGCTGGGCTCTCGCATGGTGAGCGAGCACAACCCGATGACGGTGCTGGAATATATCCAGCGCAACAACATCTACACGCAGACGACTGGTCAGCCCCTGACCATCCGCGGCGTGTTCGGCCACCTCGACACGGCCGGCGCATCCAGCACCAAGCGCATGGTGGCCTATCGCCGCTCGCCGGACGTGCTGAAATTCCACATGCCGATGCCGTTCCGCTTCCTGCCCGCGTTCCAGACCGGGCCGATGAAGTTCGACGTGCCCGGCATCTTCCGTCTCGGTGGCGTGGATATCCGCCGCACGAAGGAAGTTCGCTACCTCGACGGCATCTGAGGAGAACCGATCATGAAGATCACCAACACCTCCAAGGGGCCTCGCGGCATCAACACCAAGGCTGGCCAGATCATGCTGGAGCCTGGCCAGACCGTCGACGACGTCGAGCTGGCGGATGCCGAGGCGAAGATCGCCAAGGCGACCGGATGGTTCGACTTCAGCGGCAAGGCAAAGGCCGAAGCGTCTGCGACGGCTCTCAAGGCCGAGCACGCCGGCGGCGGTGCCTACTTCATCATGGACGGCGACAAGAAGGTCGGCGAATCCATGAAGAAGGAAGACGCCGACGCCTTCAACGCTCTGTCCGATGAGGACAAGGCTGCCTTCGTGAAGAAGGGCTGACGCCATGGCGAAGGCCCCCGTCTACACCGTCATCAACCCGTCGAAGGAGCCGAAGCTGGCGTCCTTCGCGGGTCGTGCTGAGCCGATCGACGTCGGCCGCGACAAGGTGCTCCCGCTGACCGAGGAGGACGCCGTCCGTCTCGCTGGTGAGGGCTTCGAGGTCACCGGGCCCGACGGTCAGCGCATCAAGGCGCGCCGTGAGGCCAAGGCTATCGAAAAGGCCGTCTGATGCCAGACATCGACAATTCGTTCGACAGCATCAGCTGTGCCACGTCCGGCATCACTTCAATCACGACTGAGAAGCCGGTCGGCGAGATGCGCTTCCTCGACGGCGTTCTCCAGCAGCGGTTCCATGTCACTCACTACGGTGACCGAGGGCCGTCAGGAGTCTCCGACGTGTGGCGCGACGTTCCTCACGTGACCTCGCCAGCGAAAGCATCCTGATGCCCTACACCCTCCCGACCGCGACGACGTTCAAGGCCAAGTTCCCGACCTTCGCGCCGGTTGCTGATGCCACGATCGACCTCGCGATCGCGGAGGCGGGCTCATCGGTCGATACCACTTGGATCGAGCGGGACTATCAACCCGCCATCCTCTATCTCGCCGCGCACATCATGACGATCGACGGCGTCTTGGCCGCTGCGGTGGACATCGACGACGCCTCGAGCGTCATCAACTCCGGCCTCGTCACCGAGATGAAGGTCGGCGACGTCGCGGTGAAGCTTGCCAGCGGCTCGTCGGGTTCTGGCTCGGGTTCTGGCGGTTCGGCGTTCGGCTATGGGTCAACCGCCTACGGGCAGCGCTACCTCGACCTGCTGCGTCGCAATCATCCTGCAGTCGCCCTCGTCTGATGGTCACGATCAGGACGAAGGTGACGCTCCGGCGTCGCGGCAATCTCACCAAGCACATCCAGAAGGTGAGCAAGGCCTTGAATGGCCCGAAGGCCGTGAAGGTCGGATTCCCAGCCGGTAAGAGCCCGGCCGACGTCGTCCAGTATGCCATTTACAATCACTTTGGCACGGCAGGCAGCGGCAAGGGGTTTAAGACGGAGCGCGGCGGCGGCTTCGGCGGGCCAATTCCTGCCCGTCCCTTCATCAGCGCCGCGATGTTCAAAGGTCGCGCTCAGATCCGCATGGAGATGAAGCAGCAGGCCTACGACATCACTGTCAATGGCAAGCGAATGGAGCTTGCGCTCTTTAAACTCGGCAACCTCGGCAAGGATATGATTGAGGCCCAGATCGTCGCTGGTATGGCGCCGGCCAATAGCCCGACAACCATCCGCCTCAAGGGCGCAGGTAAACGGCCACTGAACGACGAGGGCCGCATGAAGCAGTCTCTCGCCTGGCAGATCGTTGGGAGTTCCTGATGCTGCTCGGAGGTCTGGCAGGGTTCGCTGTTGGCGCTATGGCGCGGCCCGCGACCCTTATCCGCAAGGGCGAGGGCGCGACGGTCGATCACCGCTGGGTACCCGGCGCCTCCGTTGAAACGCAGATCCGCGCCGTTATCCAGGCTCCGAGCGAATCCGATCTTCGCCTGGTGCCGGAAGGCGAACGCACAGAGGCATGGGTCACGATCTGGTCCCGCACCGAACTGCACGTTTCCGATGAGGACGAAGGCACCAACTCCGACCGCGTCCGCGGCGGAGATGGCAAGGTCTACAAGCTCACTCGCGTAGTTCAACGAACCGAAGCGGGCTTTACCCGCGCCATTGCGAGGTTGGAGCATGACCGAGGACGGCGCGTCTAAAGCCCTCTGCGATTATCTTGAGATGCTGGCGGCCAACGCGGTTTTGATCGACCCGAGCCGCGAACATCTTGCCGGGGTCTGGCTCAGCTTCCAGGAAATGCCCCGACCTCTAGGCGCCTATGCCACGGTCGACTTCGTAGCCGACCGCGATCTGACCGAATTCGACGACGAGAGCTACAGCGAGATCGAGATCGCAGGAGAGGACCGCGTTGTCCTCTGCAAGTCCCGCGGCGTCGAGTGGCTCTTCAAGATCAACGTCTATGCCTCCAGGCCGATCGATTGGTGCCGGCTCTTTTCCGCCGGGCTCCGCTCGCGAGAGTCCTCCGTCTGGATGGCCCCGCTCGTCGTCCGCGACGTCAGGCCGGTCCAGCGCGTTCCGGCACTTGTCCAGGCTGAATGGGAAGGCCGAGCTTCCTTCGACGTAGCTCTCGCTGCTGTCGCAACAGAACCGCTCCTGGTCGACGTGATCGAGACCGGCGAGATCATCACAAGCGGCGAGGGCGGTTCAACCGTCGTGGCTGGCTTCACCTTCCAGAAAACCTAGGAGCGCCAAATGGCAAGATTGCCTTACAGCAGGGTCGTTGACGTTTCTCTGACCCGTCAGGATCGTTTCGCGACCGCGACTGGCTTCTCCGTGGCGCTGATCGTCCAGCCCGAGGAGATCGCCGGCGTGCTCGATGCGAGCAATCGCACCAAGGTCTATGGCAGCATCACAGAGGTTGGCGCCGACTTCGACAGCGCAGACGCGGCCTATGTCGCCGCTGCCGCGATGTTCGCGCAGAACCCGCGCCCGCGGCAGATCAAGATCGGCTTCCGTGACATCGCCAACCCGATCACCGCGGAGCTCAACGCGATCTATGCGGCTGACCCTGATTTCTACTGGGTCGGTTTCACCGCTGAGATTCGCGACACGCTGAACCAGCAGCTCGCCGCCGACTGGGCGGAGAGCCATTCGGTGCTGATGGGCCTCGACAGCAACGACGTCTCGACCGAGACGCCGACGGCCGTTGCGGACAAGACGGCGACCGTCACGATCTCGATTGCATCGCCCGGCGTCGTTACCTGGACCGGGCACACCCTGGCGAATGCCGATCCCGTCGTCCTCACGACCACTGGGACGCTGCCGACGGGCCTGACCGCGGGCGTGACCTATTACGCGCTCGCTGTCGCCACAAACACCCTGCAGCTGGCGGCGACGCCTGGCGGCTCGGCGATCGTCACCACCGGCTCCCAGAGCGGCGTGCACACCGCCACGAACCCGCAGTATGGCGGCTCGATCGCAGAGTACATCGAGAGCAAGGCCTACGACCGCAGCTTCGTCTTTTACCACACCGACGCAGGCCTCTACCCGGCCCTGGCGCTGCTGGCCTATTGCGCGACCCGCGACCTCGACCGCGGCAACCTGCAGGCGGCGCAGCGCGGCGATCTGAACTCGGGCAACGCTTACACTGCAAAATTCAAGCGCCTTGCCGGCATCACCGTCCTCAACAAGGGATCGGCTGCCGTCCAGGCGATCACCGGGTTCATTCCTGGGCTCGGAGTCGACGCCGCCCAGGGCCACGCGGCGAACGCTTACGTTGACGTCGGCGGTCTCCCCATGGTGGTCGAGGGCACAGTTGGCTCGCGCGCCTTCATCGACGAAATCCACGCTTCGGACTGGATCGTCGCTCGCATGCGCGAGGCTCTGCTGTCCACGCTCGCGAACAACCCGCGCATCTCCTATGACAACCCTGGCGTCGGCATCCTGTGCAACACAGCGCGCGGTGTCATGAACAGGGCCGTTGCGGCCGGTCTGGTTGCGGCCACCTTCGGCGACACTGCCGGTGAAATCCTCCCCGAGTTCATGATCTCGGTCGACCGCGTCGAGAACATCCCGGCGGCGCAGCGGCGCAACCGGATCGCTCCCGATATCCGCGTCGACTTCCGCTACGCAGGCGCGATCCACTACGCTTCTGCTTCCATCGTAATGAGGTTCTGACCTCTATCGCCCTCACTTTTGGAGCCTCATCATGGCGATTAACTGCCCTGCGCTGACCGTCTATGCCTATGCCAACCTGGCCGTCACGATCGATGGTCGGGACGTCCGCGGCCTTTGGGAAGGTGACGATGTCGTCGTCATCGAGCGACCGACCGATCTGGGCACGCCCCTGACCGGCGCCGACGGCGCGTCCGTCGTTTCAATCTCATCGGACCAGACCGCTCAGGTCATCCTCAAGCTGCAGCCCAATTCGGCGATGAACAGCTATCTCTCCGATCGTGTGAAAGCGACCAGGATGGGCAGCCCGCGGCTGATCACGATCGGCATCCTCGACACCAGCACCGGCGAGGGAGGCGGCTGCTCTGCCGCTCTCGTCATCAAGGAACCGAGCATCAGCTACGGAGCCGCCGCCAGCGAGCGTGAATGGACGATCTTCTGTTCCTGCTGGCAGCCGAACGACGTCGTTTACAACGCGGTGGCTTAGCCCTCGTCCTTTTTCTTCTGCTCTTCGAGCCATGAAGTCAGGTCCAGATCGGGCGGCGCGTTCACTTTTAGCCCGCCCATCATAGCCTGCGGTGCCTGCCTCACCGCCTCAATCAACGCCTCGATCAACGCGGCGTTCTCCATATGCCCGGTGATCAGCTCGTTCATGCTGATCTCAAGGGCCGACTGGCGTTTCCCCAACGCCTCGATCGCCGCCAGGATCTTCTCTTCCATCGTCGCCGGTGTCTTCACGGTGTCGCCCCTGGCCCAATCCCGACAGCAGAGCCCACGCGCGCTCGCTGTGCAACGGGATTCTCAAGCTCCCCATCCCGGATACACCCATGGCCTGCTCAAGATGCGCCGCCGCGCGCCAGGCCGCAGGCAAGGCGGTCAAGGCGGCGGCGTCCGGTGACATCGCCGGCGCCCGCGTCTCGGCGGCGCAGGTGATCGCGGAAATCAAAGCGAAGGTGGCGGAGAAGTTGGCCCGATGACGCTCACAGACGCTGACATCAAGCAGATCGCTGCTGACGTGTGGGATGTTGCCGAAGGCGCTTACCAGCAGTTCGAACTGCGCTCCGACAATCAACTGCAGAAGCTGAGCCGTCTGCGCCGCGAATCCCGCTTGCAGGCTATTCGCGATCGAAAACCAAAGCCGCGCCGCGCGCGATAAGAGGATTATATGGCTGAGAAACGTTTCGGGTCAGACACATTCCGCGTTCAGAAGCTCGATGCCGAGGGTGCCATGCGCCTTCTGCTCCGCACGACCAAGATGTTCGGGCCCGCCAGCAAAGTTCTGTCCGCATTGGGCGAGACGGATAAAGCGAAGGCCGAGAGCATGTCTGTCGCGGCCATCGCGGAGTTCGTCGGCAAGCTCGATGAGGATGAGGCCATTTCTTACGTCCGGGATCTCATCAGCATGTGCCAGTGCAATGGGCAGCCGGCGGTGTTCGGCGTCGACCCGCAGGAACTCGGCGACGTCTTCCAGGTCGCATGGTGGGTTCTGGAGGTTCAATTCAAGGATTTTTTGGGCGGAAGCACGGTCAAGCCGCTGGTCCGCAGGGCAATGGCGCAGGGCTGAGGAAAGGTGAGGTCGAGCGCATCGCGCCCAACATCGCTGACCGAATGTGGTTGCTACGGCCGGTTCTCGCCGAACCACCGCTCTGCTCGATCGATGATGTCCGAACTCGGTTCACGATCGACGATGTCGCCGACTTGCATGAGGTCCTGGACCTAAAAGAAGCTCTCGCGGCCAAGGCTCAGGAGCAGCGCGAGCGGCAGGCGGGGCGGTAGGCAGGCATCTTTAAAGCTAGTTACTCTTCGACGCGACGTAGCGTCCACGACAGTTTCTCGCCAAGATTAGAGAAACCAATCGTATCGCCGCTTTCGTGAATGTGGACTACGTAGCTGTTCTGCCCGATTTTCACGATGACCGCACGCGCCACAGGCTCAGATATTGCTAACTCTCCCTCGATGATTTGGCCGCCTCGATAGACGAAGCCGTAATTCATCGTGCGGTTGATCACGATTGAGATGTCATTGGAACGGCCGGCCCATTTTCCGTTGAGGGATTTTTCGGCGTCGGCCTTCGTGAACCCCATCAGGGTTAGCGCAACTACCGCGACAGCCACAAATCGCATTTCGGATCTCCCATGACGCTTGAAGAACTCGTCGCACTCATTGCCTTCAAGGTGCAAGGCCTTGAGAAGGTTCGCAAGGCGGTAGAAGTCTTCAAGCGCCTGCAGAAGGCAATCGCCGCATTCGCGGCCGCCGTCGCTTCTCGCCTGGGGCGAGTCGCCGGAATTCTTGCGCGTACGTCCATTGCCGCCGCGGGCTTTGGTGCTTCGTTCGTCGCCAGCTCGGCCGTCATTACGGCGGCGGCAGGCGCGGTCACAGCGGCTCTCGCCGCGATGGCGATTGGCTTCGCCAAAGCTCGAAAGGCCACGATCGACTCGGCCTTCGTCAGTGGCGTGCCGGTGGCCGAGCTCGGGCTGATCGAAAACCTGATGGGCCGCGTCGGAGCCTCAACGAAGGACGCCCGCAAATTCCTCAGCGAGTTCGTTGAAAAAGTCCGAGAAGGGGCAAAAGACGGCGGTGACTTCGCTGACACCCTGAAGAAGCAGGGCGTGACCCTCACGAAGGGCAAGAAGGGCGTCAAAGCCTACAGTGTCGTCCTCGACGATGTGCTCAAGGCGGCAGACAAGATCAAGGACGCCGACAAAAAGCGCGAATTCCTCAAAGAGGCATTGCCTGGCGCTCCCGACGAGTTCCTGGCTTCGCTGCTCCAGTCGGTCAGCGCCTTCGAGAAATACAAGGAGCTGGTGAAAGAAGCTCGCAAGAGCGGCGGCAAAATTGAAGGCTTCGATATCCTGAACAGCCAGGATATCACGGACGCGGTCAGCAAATTCCAGGGCGTCATGAAGGGCTTCACGGACTCCTTCGGGTCCGGCCTGATGACGTCGTTTGCGGCGAACTTCCGTGATCTTGGTAACGCCATCATGGCGGTCGCCAACGACGCGAACCGGGAGAAGGTCCGGCAGTTCGCCATCAGTCTAGCCGACTTCAGCAAAAGCGTCGTCGGCGGTGGCTGGGCAGTGCTGACGACCGTTGGCGAGGCGCTTTCGAGCATCGGTAGCGCGCTCGGACGCCTAGACGACGCGGCCGGTGGCAAGCTCAGCATGATCGCGAAGGGGCTGCTCTGGCTTGGCGGCGCCGCGCTCGTCCTCGCGGCTGGCCCTCTGGTAACAATCTCGGCCTCGATCACTGGTCTGTTGTTCGCCATCGACAAGTTCCGGACATGGAAAGCCGGCGGCGACACGGTTCTCAACGACTTGTTCAACAGCATCGCGACTGCGGCGGACACCGCGCGCGCATCGGTGGAGCAGCTGATCGACAAGGTGAAAGAGGCCCTCGGACTCAAAGATATCTCTCCAAAAGAGCAGGCCCAGCGCAAGGCCACAGCTCAGGCCGAGCGGGATCAACAGTTTGCCAATACAAAGCCTTTTGTCGATGCAAAGCCTTCGGCCGAGCAGGAGCAATACCGTCGCCAGAACCCCGGCTACGCCGAATGGGAACGCCGGCAGGCAACTCAGGGCTCTCCTGCCGAACCGGGCCTTCTTGGGAAGCCAGGAGATCCCGGCAAGCCAGGCCTGCCTGCCGCCCCGGCCGAGCCTGGTAAACCCGGCCTACCCGGTGTTCCAGGAGAGCCTGGGGAGCCGGTCAAGTCGCCCCTGTCGAAGCCTGAGCCCCGCCTGACGCAGGGATATCGGCAGTCTGAGAACGTCGAGGATCGGCGCAACAAGCCGCTCGTCGCGCGCGACAAGGACACCACGCCCGCCAAGGTCACTGTGCAGCCGGGTCTCTTCGACGGGCTGATCGGGACGTTGCAGTCGCTTTTCGCCAAGCGCGCGGAGATGGCGCCGGAAGTTCAAACTCAAAAGATCGCGCAGGATCGGGCGGTGAGCGAAACCCACAACGATAACCGCTCCGACTTCGGCAACGACCAGCGCAACATGACTTTCTCTGTGCATGTCGCGGCGAGCGGTTTGGGAGAGGTAGCCAGCGCTGCGGCCAAGGGCGTCCGCGCGGCGGCGGCCAACATCGGCATGAGCACGGCTACGGCCGGAGGAACAGCGCCATGAGCGACACCATCCAAGACGAGCGCAAAGTCACGGTCAACGTGTCGGTGAATGCTTGCTCCGGTATCGACGCCCTTACGCCCGGAAGCGTCATCGAGCGCTTCGCTGACCGCGTCCGCATGGTTCGGTTTGATGTGTCGATAGGTGACAGCCGCGTCGAAACCACGATCGAGATCGCTGCACCGTGAGCTGCATTCTCGTCAGCCGCTCCATCGGCGGCGTCTTCGTCGACGTGGTGCTGAGCGAGGAGCACGAATCCGAGATGGAGATCGCCGAGCACCCCGTCGAGAGCGGGGCCAAGATCAGCGACCATGCATGGCGACTACCTCGCAAGGTGACGCTGGAAGGCGTTGTCGAAAGCTCGCGCTCCGTTTCAGCCTATGAGCAGCTTTTGTCGGTGCAGGAGAAAGCCGAGCCGTTTTCGGTGGTCACTGGCCTAAAGGTATATTCCGACATGCTGATCAGGAGGATCGGCGTGACGCGGGACAAAGAGCACTCTCGCGTCCTGAAGTTCGAATGCGAGCTTCAGGAAGTCATCATCGTCAATACGCAGAGCGGCGGCGGCAATGGCAACGCAGGCTCATCGGATAGCGACAAAGCCAAGTCGACGACTGCGCGAGGCCAGGTCGCGGCGCGCGAAGCAGATCTTCCGGCGCGAACCTCTTCAACGCTGAGCGACGCGGTGCGCTGATGCCCATATTCCGAGAACTCCCGATCATCGACGCGCCATCGCAGTCGTTCACGACGACGCTGTCGGGCCGGCGGTGCGACTTCGTGGTGAACTATTCCACCTGGGCCGATCGCTGGACCTTTCACCTCGATATCGAGGGCGTGCGGGTGCTGACGGGCCGGCGCATCGTCTGCGGCGTGGATCTGATCAGGCCCTTCGATCTCGGCATCGGCAGCCTCGTGGCCGCGCCCTGGGGCGAGGAGCCTGCCATTCCGGGCCGCATGCAGCTGCCATCTGGCAGGGTTCGACTTTTCCACTACGATCCGCTTGAGGTCGCCGCGTGACCCGGCAGTGGAAGAGGGTTGTGCGCGTGAAGGTGTCGGGCAAGGCTGGCTCACTCACCGTCGACAAGCTCAAGATCGAGTTCTCCGTCACCAAAACGATCGGCTCGAAGCAGAACGAGGCGACGATCTCGATCTGGAACCTGACCAAGAGCCACCGCAAGCAGCTGGGCGAGGAATACGACCGAATCGAACTAGAGGCCGGCTATGAGGGCGGCCCGATCGCCACGATCTTCAAAGGGTCGATCCGGGACGCCACACACACGAAAGAGAGCGCCGACGTGAAGTCGGAGATCGAGTGCGGCGACGGAGACGAGGGAATCCGTAAGGGCGCAGTTTCGAAGACATTCCCGGCCGGCACAAAGCCGAAGGCCATTATCGACTATCTCGTTGGCGAGATGCCGGGCGTCACCAAAGGCGAGATGAAGGGCCTGGACGACCTGCCGGCCTATAAGCGCCCGGTCAGCGTCTACGGATGGGCCGCACGCGAACTCGATAAGCTCGGCCGCGAGCACAGCTTCTACTGGTCCTCGCAAAATAACGAGATCCAGGCGGTCAAGAACGACGAGGTGCTTTCAGGCACCACCGTGATCTCAAAGGAAAGTGGCCTCATCGGCATTCCAGAAGTGACCGATAAAGGCTGCAAGGTGAAGTGCTTGCTTAACCCCGGCATCGCACCGGGCAAGATGGTCGACGTCCGCTCTGACTTCCTCGATGAGGAGAGCGGCCGCGACAAGCGCAAATCCGACGAGGGCGGCGGCACGTTCCGCGTCTCATCGTGCACGTTCAGCGGCACCAATCGCGGCGAAGAGTTCTACGTCGAGGTCGAAGCCAACCGCGTCGAGGGCAAAAAGGTCGTGAAGTAGTGGCTGGGTTTCAGGGCACGTCCACGCGAAAGACCGAGCTCGAGGTGCTCGCCGCCATTGCGGAGGCCGAGAGGCGGGAGATCAACACGACGGCAGATGGCAAGATCGTCAGCTACGATCGCGCCACGCAACGAGGCGAAGTTCAAGTCAACCTGGAGCGCAAGTTCGGCGACAAGACGCTGAAGGCGCCGGTCCTTGAAGAGATCAAGATCGCGATGCCCGGTGGCGGCGGGTTCATCTCGCACTACGATCTGAAAGCGGGCGATCCGGTGACCGTCGCGTTCCGCCAGCGCAACACGGACAAGAGCCAGACCGAGGGCGGAGACGCCGACGGCGCGCCGGGTCGCATGCACGACCTGTCCGACGCCATTGCCTATCCCGGCGGTGGTGAGGATTCGAAGGTCGCGACCAACATGCCGGCCGGCGGCGCCCATTACGGCAAGTCGGATGGCAAGAAGGGCATGCAGGTCCGCGCCGATGGCACAACGGCGCTCGTCGGCGGCGATGGCAAGGACGCAGTGACGGTCAAGCCGTCCGGCCAGGTCGACATCAAGGGGCCCAACGGCGACAGCCTGATGAATATCATCCGCGAGGCTCTTGTCCTTATCAAAAACCACCTGAACGAGGGCGCGCCCGTCGACGGCGGCACCCATGCGGCCGCCACAGCGCTGATCGCCCGCCTCGACGGTATCCAAGGCACCTGATCATGGCAGATTTCATCGGCCTCTCAATCCTGCCGCACAACGACCTGCAGCTGGA